AACTGATTTAATTGCACGTTACGAAGATTCAGCTCTGGGCAGTACCAGATTAATTTAATTCAACGTAACAAACATCACATATCCATAGTTGTGGATATCTTTTATCTTCAGATTCCCATTGATGATAATCATGTACGTGACCAATAAAACCGCATACCGCGCATTGACACATCATCTTTGAACCCACTTCCCGACTAACTCAGTATTGCAGCATCGACCTTTTTCATCTTCGATATCACAGTAAGGCTCCCAAGTAGGAACTGTTTGTCTAAACATCAACAACTCTGGATGTTTTGGACACCACATTTGATAACGTTGTCTGAAAGTATTACGATCGTCTGTTTCTAAAAGAGCTTGTCTAACCCATTTGCTAAAGTTAGGCATCTTTGAAGCGATCTCGAACGTCGTTGGACATAGATTGACCATCTTATGACGCTTCATTGTAACAGCCACCATTGATAACCAGGATCAGAACAATCTTTACCGCGTATATTGTTAACACAGCAACATCTAATGCAATATCCTGTCCATCTTTCTACTTGTATTTGGGTTAAACATCTTGATTTTAATGCCAAAGGATGCTTAATTTTGAGACATCCTGGACATTGCCACTTTCCTTCCATGGTTATCCTAAGATGAATCTGTATATATATATGCTGTAATTATTTGACTACTAAGATAAAATAGTATGGCTAGTTAGAAACGGGTGGAGGAGGGGAAGTGGTGGTAAGATAGTACGCCACACCCTCTGCCACCGATTAGAAGATTGAAGTGATGTTTATAGGCGGTCGGCAGCCACAAGTTGCTATGGCGACAGCAAAAACAGGTAGTTTTTACCTGACAGAAAGTATAACGATACCTGCAGCAAGTGCAGACGGAACAATAGTGCAAGGGGTAATTGATTTGGGGGCTTACGTAAATGTTGCAACAGGGCAAGCGGTCGCTGTAGAATCAGTGGACTTCATTAGCACAGTTGGCTCAAACCATTCTCCTGATGTAGCTAGATTTTTACAAAGTAATGGTTCACTTGGTATGCAACTTACCGATCTAAACCCATCATCTCTATTTGTAAGAGGGGATAATCAATCTTTAATTGCTTCTGGTGGATTAAACATTGATACATCTAACAACATTGCAACACATACAAATGATTTATACCCAGATAACTTCGGTCCTGCAGCTTTGTCAGAAGCATTTATGGTTGTCAATGATAGTCTTTATCTAACTGCTGGATGTTTTGGAGCTATAAGCAACGCAACAAGTACAGTAACAATAACTGCTAGAATCAGATGTAGAGTTGTAAAACTAGGAACAAAAGACTGGATGGCAATTGCAATACAATCGACCGCTTCTGATAACTGAGGTTGATACCTTGGTTAAAGTTGAGGGAACTCTAGATGAACTTAGAGCTTTACTTGGGCGGGCTGAGCGCGCTACTGCTACTGCTTCTAAGACCGTTAAAGAAGTTAAAACAACGGCTAAGAAGACTAGACGTAAACTATCAGAATGGCAACGTTACATTAAGAACAGAGCTAACCACATCAAGTTCAAAAGAGGATCAAAAAAAGGAAGACTAGACCTAGCAGCTATGTCAAAAGCATTCAAGAGGTCTAAGAAATGAATCCTATGATCTTAAAGCGTTTAGGCTTGTTAATACCAGAAAAGAAACAATCAAAACCAAAAAAGAAAGGGGGTAAAAAATAATGGATAGAACATTAGTAGCAGAATTTCCATGGTTTACTCTAACATCTGATATGGGTAACCCTACAGGAACTTGGTCAGAAACTATTCCGACAGATACTAGGTTAATTGGAACTAATGCTTACGTACAAGAAATGAAGTTAGATCTAAGTGGGTACGTACAATCTGATTTAACTGTAGGTTTTAGACGTTCTTTTGAACAAGTTGGAGCGCAGGATGCCATTTTTTGGTTATCTTTTAACGTTAACACTGATTCTATTGTTGAAACAACGTTAGTATCGAGCGTTCCTTTTACAGATAGTCAATTAATTGCTGCAACTGCTTCTAATCCAGGATTTACTCCTTTCTCATCTGCATTACTTGACTTTGGTAACTTTAACAGAACTCACATTATCCACGGTCATCATGAAGTAAAATATCCTAATACTACTATTGGTGCCGGCGCTTTTGGTTCTTCTGGTAATGCAGTTCTAATGAATGTCACTGATAATTACTTTAGTAGCTTAGAACCTACTGCAGCAGATTGTCTTTATTGTTACAGAGTATTTTTAGTACCTGCACCAGCTAATAACAGGGATGGAGTAAAGATATTATCACTACCACCTAAGCGCGTTATACTAGATGCCTTTACAGTGGAGGAACCTGACTTAGAATACATGATGCGTCTAAAGAGATCCTACGAACTTGCTAACCAGGTTTGATGGTATGTCGGAACTACGCGATGCAGCAAGAGAAGCATACGAATGGTTAGCTAATCAAAAGAGTCCTGCAGTAGAGGCACCTTTGTCGATCTTACTTCGGTACTTACCTAATGTAGTGACGCCAGTTTATGTTGGTGCTAAGTTAGGTGTAGCAGTTGGTAATGCAGGAGCTGCAGGTACTTTTGGAAGTGGGCCTAGTGTTGGTTTTGAAAGAACTGATTTAATTGCACGTTACGAAGATTCAGCTCTGGGCAGTACCAGATTAATTTAATTCAACGTAACAAACATCACATATCCATAGTTGTGGATATCTTTTATCTTCAGATTCCCATTGAT